CGACGGACATGAGACTCACCTCCACTTTGCTGTCCAACCAAAGATTGTTGTACCCACTCATCAAGTTCTCGAAATTGACTCGTGTCGAATGATATCCCCTCGGGAGTGACGTAGGGATCACGAGATTCTCTGTATCTCCAATCGGCATAAGTTCGAATAGATCCGAAGCTAACGCAAAATGACCTAGGATCCAAGTCCGCGCAAGCAGCAAAAAACTCTTCTCTAGTTTCCGAAAGGATGATCTGATTCCACACGCTACCATTCTCAGGTAAGCCCACTCCGCTCGGCCGTTGAAGTCCACCTGCGACAACATCACCATCTTTTGTCGCGTAATCCCACATCTTCTCAGGTGTTCGTGTCCCACGGAGCACATTTGGGTGACGTCCTTCCACATCGAATACACGCTCATTTCTTGATTGATATTTTCGACCGAAATCCGTGAAAGCATGGAGGTGAATTCCTCCATCTGCGTGACTTTCTCTTCCAATGATACACTCAGCTCCAAGCGATCCAAGATGGTTGACAATAGTGAAGGGATCCAGTTCCCCGCACTGAGCATAGGTGAGGAGGGCATAGCGTCCAGCGAATCGGAAAGGCATGATTTGTAAGGCATGACGTAGGAGACACCTGTAGAGTTTAATATTATACTCTACAGGTGAAAGGTGTCAGTGTCACTTAAATAGGTGTCACTTCACGTGATAAATTTCGGAGAACTATAAAGATCACTCTCTTCCCCGACGGACAACCGTCACCTTTTCCCGATCCAATAATGTCCTATCGCAGATATGCCCCCCGTCGTCGTGCCACCAGGCGCCCCACTCGAAGACCTGCTCGCCGCACTCGTACTCGTTACCGCCGAACAACGACTCGCCGCCGCGTTATGTCTCGCAAAAAAATCCTGAACATCACCTCTGAAAAGAAGCGTGATAATATGATCCCTGTCTCCTACACTCCTAGTGGTGGTTCACCTTCTCCAGGTGGATACACCCTTACTGGCAACACTACTTCGTTCATGGTTTGGAATGCTTCCTACCGTGCACGTAATATTGGTCTAGACCCCAATAGCACCGCTAACCGTGAGGATGACACTGTCTTCCTTCGGGGACTCCGAGAGTCAATTACCCTGCAAACCAGTGGCATTGTTTCTGGTGGAGTTGCTGCCTCCTGGCTGTGGCGTCGTCTCGTCTTTACAGCCAAGGGATTGTACCAAGCTCTAGATGGAGCCGTTGACCAGTCACTTACTAGTAATGGCTATGTCAGGTTTCTGGCCAATCATAACGGTACAACATATGCCTCGGCAATATCAAGTGCTATCTTCCAAGGAACTATCAATGTCGATTGGGTCGATGTCATGACTGCTAAGACTGACTCAACCCGGTTCAATATTCTGTACGACAAGGTCACCCGGTTAAACCCCCAATCTTCTGCCGCCCAATACTGGAAACATAAGAGGTGGCACCCTGTTAACAAAAACTTGGTTTACAATAATGAGGAAAATGGTGCGAATGAAACAACTTCTGGATATTCCACACTTGGTAGGCCAGGTTGTGGCGATCTCTATGTTGTGGATATGTTTCAATGTGCAAGCGACAATGCTGCCGATACTTTATTCTTTAGTCCTGAGGCCTGCCTCTATTGGCATGAGAAATAATAGACTCCGTTAACTCCACAAAAATACAATTTGCCAATAACCAATCATGATCCACCCCCTCATCACACAAAGGGTTCTGATTCGATAGATAGATCGAGGGCCTGCCCCAATTAATCAATCGTTTACCCTTATATTTGTCCGTCGCATAAAACTGTTTCTGTCCACCCAACCAAAACTTGTAACTGTGAAAAAACTTAAGCCCGCCCTGCATATCGTCGAAAATGGCATAGTCGACGTCTTCCAAGTCTTCGTCCAGCGAATACAAGCCTCCGAAGTATGCGTGTTTGCCTAACGAACGGGCCCACATAGTTTTTCCAAGCCTACTAGGCCCAAACACTACCAAACTCTTTTTTCTGTCTATGCTTAGTCAGCAATTACGTAATCAATAAAAAAACACTCGAGGACCAAAACAATAGTTTCTGTCTATAACGGCGTCCTCGAGTGTAGGAGGGGCCGACAGTGGCTCTCAGGCCACGCGACTGGAAGGAGCAAGAGGCCCCTCCGAAACGACGGACATGAGACTCACCTCCACTTTGCTGTCCAACCAAAGATTGTTGTACCCACTCATCAAGTTCTCGAAATTGACTCGTGTCGAATGATATCCCCTCGGGAGTGACGTAGGGATCAC